CAAGAAGGACGAGTATCAGCAAGAACTGCTGGATGAAATGGTGTGCTTCGAGTACCTGTACTGGCAGGACTTCCTCACCGGCATCGGACGTACGTGGAAGCAAACGCCCTGGGCGGCGAAACGCCTGTGGCTCACCCGCGAGAAAGCCGAGACGCGTTTCGGTAAGGCCAAGGCTGCACTACTGAACTACCAGACGCGCGAGAGTTCCGCCCGCGACAGCGAAAACCCCGCCGAGACCGCTGAGTGCTGGGAAATCTGGGACAAGACGACGAAGAAGGTGTACTGGTACTCCGAAGGCGTCGCCGAACTGCTGGATACGCGGGACGACCCCTTAAAGCTGAAGAAGTTTTTCCCCTGCCCGCGCCCGCTCCGCGCCGTTTCCAACACGCGTTCTTTCGTGCCGCGCGCCCTGTACTCGCAGTACCGGTCGCAGGCCGAGACGCTGAACACGCTTACTAAGCGTATCCGCCTGCTGGCGGAAGCGCTGCGCGTCACCGGCCTGTACGACGGGTCGCAGATCAAGCTGAACGACATACTCAACCCCAGCGCTGGCAACCGCATGATCGCGGTGGACAACTGGGCTATGTTCGCTCAGAACGGCGGCATTAACGGCGCGGTCGCGTGGGTACCGATTGATATGGTATCCAAAGTACTGACAGAGTTGCTGAACCAGCGCGAAATCTGCAAGGCCGAAATTTACGAGATTACCGGCTTCTCGGACATCGTACGCGGCGTCTCTAAAGCGTCCGAGACGCTAGGCGCTCAGAACCTCAAGGCGAACTGGGCCAGCGCCCGCGTCAAGCGTATGCAAGGTGAAGTACAGCGCTTCGCCCGCGACCTGTTGGCCCTGGGCGGCGAACTGATTGCCGAACACTGCTCGAAAGAGACTATCGCGATTTTCTCGGGTATTCAAATCCCGAGCGGCGCGGATATGGAGCAAAACCCGGCACTGCAACAGCAAATGCAGTTGTTCTCCAACGCTTGCGATATGCTCAAGAACGAACTGCGCCGTATCTCGGTTATCGACATCGAGACGGATAGTACGCTCATGGCCGACGACGCCATCGAACGCGAAGACCGCGCGAAGTTCCTCGCCGCCGCTGGCGCGTTCCTGCAACAAGCCGTACCCGCCATGGAAGCGACGCCGGAACTCGGCCCGCTACTCGGCGATCTACTCATGTTCACGGTGCGCTCGTTCCCGTCGGCTCGTATTATCGAAGACAGTTTCGAGAAAGTACAGAAGGCGATGGCGGCGCGTAAGCCGGAAGACGACAAGGACGGCAAGAAGGCCGAAGCGGCGCAGAAGGCGCAAGCGGCCCAAGCCGACCAGCAACTCAACGTACAGAAGCTTCAACAGGAGGCTCAAAAAGCCGTTTCCGAGAACGAACGCGAAATACAAGCCGAGAACAACCGGCACGCGGAGAAGATGCAAGAACTGGCTCTGAAAGCGCAGGAAATGAACGTACGCCAAGCCGAACTCGCCATCGAGCAAGAGCGCATCAGGCTGGAGCGCTTTAAAGCGTACCACGAAGCGGGCATTGCCGAAGAGGAAATCGACATCGAGCGTACGAAGCTCGGTCAAGAAAGTACTACGGCGGCTGCGGAGATCGCCCAAGCCGATACCGAACACAAGGACGACGTTGACCTTGAACTGGACAAGATGGACCGCGAGGACCAGCACCGGGACGAGGATCGGGAGGTTGCCAAGGAGGCCGCTGAAGCCGCCGCTGAGCCCGATGAGGCCGGGACCGGGGGTAAGGACGCCTAGACGGCCTTGACAGGCCCCACGGAGCGCCCTACGCGGGTGTTAGGCGGGTTTAAAGGGAGTGGCGCGGTGGCGCGGGGCTACAAGGCAATTTGGCGGGGCGGTAAGCTCATAGCGGAGTACGACAACGGCGTGTGGACGTACCACGCCGCGTACGAGCCGTCGAAACGCTCCGACACCGTGGCCGCTCCCATGCTGATAAAGGACATTGGCGAGTACGTCTCGCCGCTGGACGGCCAACACATTACTTCGCGCTCGCAACACCGCGACCATATGCGAGCGCACGAAGTCGTGGAAGTCGGCAACGACCGCCTGCCCCGCGCGCCCGACGTACAGAAGGTCGATAGGGACCTCGGTATGGCGATCAAGCGGAGGTACGAAGAAGTTGTCGCCATGCCGCAAGCGCAGTACGACGATCACATCGCAACGCAACGTGCCGAACACCAAGCTATCGGTGAACTCGCCACGCCAACCGTATAGGACAGTACTATGGCAGACTTCGACATCGTTTCGGACATCACGGACGGTACTTTGGATAGCACCGTCAGCGCGCATGAGAACGACGTTTCGGCCAACGGCCCCGACGCGCGTACGCTCAACGAAGGCCCGTCGCGCGAGCCCGCTGCGACGCCGAAGATCGTTGATGAGGCCGCGAAGCCCGACGCCGACAAGCCGCCGTCGCTGCGGGATACGATCTCAAACGCTTTAAAGGCGGACGCCGACCCGAACGCGACGCCGCCCGCCGCCACGCAGGACGGCATGGTACGCGACCCGGCGACGGGCCAGTTCGTCGCCAAGCCCGCCGTTGACCCCAACGCGGCCCCCGATCCCAACGCGGCCGCCGCCGCTGCGCCCGTTGTGGCCGCACCGGCTGGGATCGCTCCCGAAGTATTCGCGTCGCTCCCGGCGGAAACGCAAGCTCAGCTTGCGCGTACAATGGAGGACGTGCAACGCAACCAGCAACGTATCGCTTGGTTGTCACCACTAGAGCAGGTCATTACGCCCGAGCGTATCAACGCGTGGGCGATGAATGGCGGTATGCAGCCCGCGCAAGCTGTACACCAATTGCTCGCCTTGTCGGACTTCGCCGGACGTGATCCGGCTGGGTTCATCAAGTACATGGCGCAACAGAACGGCGTCGATCTCGAAACCCTTGTTCTCGAAATGGAGCCGGGCGAAGTACCTGACCCGAAGATCGTCGCGTTGGAGCGGCAAATCGCCGACCTCAGCGGGACGATCCAAAGTCAGACGCAACAGCAGCAACAAGCCGCGCATGAGCGTACGGTAAACGAAGTCATCGCGTTCGCGGACGAGAAAGGCCCGGATGGTAGTACCCTCCTGCGCCCGCACTTGTCGGACCTCGGCGACACGTGGTTACCGCACATCAACGTGGTGAAGCAGCAGAACCCCTCTTGGTCCCACGGTCAAGTACTTCAGCAAGCGTACGAAAACGCGTGCTGGGCGAACCCGACCGTACGAGGCAAAATGCAGGCCGCAGCGGAAGCCGCCGCCGAAGCAAAGCGCCTCGCTGACGGAGCCAAGAAGGTGGACGCTGCACGTACTGCAAGCGTTTCCGTGCGCACTGGCGCACCTTCGGCCCCACCGGCTGCACCCGATAGCCCGAACCGCTCGCTTCGGGATACGATCAAGGGCGCGATGGCGCAACACGCGTAATCAACAATTTTTGCTCTGGAAGGAGCTTTAAAGTGGCTGTTCCCAACCTCTCCGAGATCGTCACCACGACGATTGAAAACCGCTCCCGCTCGGTTGCGGACAACGTGTCGAAGTCGCACGCGTTGCTCGACCGGCTGGAAAAGAAGGGTAAGGCGAAGCCCGCCGATGGCGGTCGCCGTATCATTCAAGAAATCGAGTTCGCCGAGAACGGTACTTTCGGCTGGTACTCCGGGTACGACCCGCTGAACATCGCGCCGTCGGAGGTCTTCTCCGCCGCCGAGTTCGACTGGAAACAGTGCGCGGTCGCCGTCTCGATTTCCGGCCTTGAACAGCTGATGAACTCCGGCGACGAGCAGTTCATCGACCTGCTGGAAGCGCGCGTCAACAACTCCGAACGTACGATGCGCAACCAGATGGGCCTCGCCGTGTACGGCGACGGTACCGCTGCGGGCGGCAAGGCCGTCGGCGGGATGCAACTGCTGATCGCCGACACCGCCACGTCGGGTACGGTCGGCAACATCAACCGCGCCAACTGGTCGTTCTGGCGCAACCAGTCGTTCGACGCGACCACCGACTTCGGCGCGGCCATGACTTCGGCGAACGTCCTCTCCTACATGGCCCGTACCTGGCTCACGCTGGTCCGCGGTACGGAGAAGCCCGACCTGATCATGACCGACAACAACTACTACCGCGCCTACTGGGAGAGCCTGCTTCCGCAGCAACGCTTCACGTCGTCCAAGATGGCCGAAGCGGGCTTCGAGAGCCTGAAGTACCAGAGCGCCGACGTGGTGTACGATGGCGGGATCGGCGGCGGCTGCCCGACGAACCACATGTACTTCCTCAACACCGACTACATCTACCTGCGCCACCATCCGAAGCGCCGGTACGTCGCGTTGGGCGAAAAACAACGCTTCTCGACCAACCAAGACGCCATGGTGCAACTCATGGGCTGGGCCGGTAACATGACGCTCTCGGGCGGCATGATGCAGGGCGTGCTCAAGGACTAGTACTTCGGCGCCGGCAACGACTTGCGTCCCGGTAGCTTTAAAGTATAGCTTCATAGCTACCGGGACGCCAACCCCTCACGCTCCTGAAAGGAGTAAAATACTATGGCTTGGAAATCCGGCGTTAACTCGCCTGTCGGCTACCCGGTTCCGGGTAACGTCGATGCAACCGCGCTCGTGCCGGTCGGCACCGTCGCGAAGTTCTATGACGACACGCAAGGCGAAGGCGAGTTCATCTACCTCCCCGGCGTCGCCTCCACGGCGGCGGGTGACTGCGTGGACTATGATCTCGTTCCGGGCGGTCAAGCGACCGTGCGTCACACGAACGCCACGGCGTCCAACAGCGGTCGCCCGGTCGCGTTCGCCACGGCGGCTACCATCGCCGCCACCTTCGGCTGGTACCAGATCGGCGGCGTCGCGATCATCAACGTCGCGGCGGGCATGGCCATCGGCAACCTGTTCAGCACCGCCACCGCTGGGGTACTGGACGACGGCGCGGACGCGGGGGACCAAATCCTCGGCGCTCGCTGTTCGTCGGCCATCGGCACGCCTGCGGCGAACAAGTCGTACGCGACGCTGAACCGCCCGCACGTCCAAGGTCAGATCACCTAGTACGTGACTTCAACCGGCGCGGAGGGTTTCGGCTCTCCGCGTCTTTATATTTAAAGGCTCTGCCCACATGGACATCACCGACCCGCAATACAAGACCGCCGACGGGGCAGCGCTCCGTATGTGGCGCGATACCGCGCAGAACAAGTACCAGTCGGAGACGCACGGTCGCCCCCTCTTCGACGACGTGATTTTCTGCGAAGTCATCACCCCCGGCTCGCGCGACAGTACTCCGGTGTTCGAACTGGAACGCGTGTTTTGCGCCGAAGCCGGTCTGTCGCCGAAGCGCGGCATCAAGTACGCCGAGTACGAGCAGTTCATCGAGAGCTTCAAGCGCGGCGAAGACGACATCAATCTGGCCGGTACGCCGCTCAAGCAGTGGCCGGAAATGACGCGTTCGATGGCCGCGACGCTGAAGGCCATGAACGTGTTCACGCTGGAGGCTCTGTCGGTACTCCCCGACCAGAAGCTTTCCCAGGTCGGCCCCGACGGTCGTACGTGGCGCGAGAAGGCGAAAGCCTTCCTCGAAACGTCCAAGGACGGCGCGTACGCGACGCAACTCGCCGCGATGAACGAACGGCTGCAAGCCGATCTTGGCGCGGCGCTGGAACGGGAGAAGGCGTTGGCCGAACGCGTCACCGCGCTCGAAAACGCCAGCAAGGGCGGCAAGCCCGGTAAGGCCGCAACGACCCCGCCGCCGATTGATCCGGCGTCGCCGCCCCCGGTCGTGGAGAACCCCGTCGCTCCGGTCGCCGCCGAGGACGAGACGCTGCAACTGGCTGGCGACACGCCGAAGGAACTGCCGATCATCTAGTCGGCACTACGTACTCAACTGCTTTAAAGGGCGCGCAAGCAAATGTCGCTTCTCTCGATCTCTCAGGAAGTCTGCGACGTAATCGGGCTTGCGCGCCCTGCGGCAATCGTTACGGGCAACGACCAACTCGCCCGCCAGATTTTCGGCCTCGCCAAAGAGACGCTTGACGAACTCGGGCTGATGGATTGGCCGATCCTTCAAGTACCGTACTCGTTCACGACAGTACCGAACCAAACCGCGTACAACCTCCCGACGAATTTCGGGCGCGAGATTGGCGACACGGTATTCGTGGCCTCGCAGTACACTCAGCTTCGCGGCTCGCTCACCCCCGCCGATTGGCAACGCCAGCGCGACAGTCTCGCGCAGAACATTGGGCGGTACCGGTTCCGCATCTACGGCCTTCCGACCATGCTCAACTTCGCGCCGACGCCGCAAGTAGCGGAGGAAGTGACGTTCGAGTACCAAACGACCATCCGGGTGCGGCAAGCCGACAACACGTACAAGAATACGTACTTCGCGGATACGGACGTCTCTGTTGTACCCGAAGAACTCGTCAAGAAGGGCCTCAAGTGGCGGCTGCGTCGCGCGAAGGGTCTGGACTACTCGGAAGAGTTTGACGATTACGAGATCGCCCGCGCGCAGCGGCTCGCTCAAGCGCTGGGTATGGGCTCCATGCCCGTCGCGTACCGGTCGGGTCACGATATGCCCGAAGAACTCAACGTTTGGATACCCGAAACCGGGTACGGTAGCTAAATGGTCAAGTTCCGTAAGCCCAATCGCGGCGCTCGCTCGCTTCCGGTAACGCTGAGCGCGCCAACCGGGGGCCTCAACGGGCGTGATGCGCTTACGAACATGCCGCCGAACGAGGCGTTCCGGCTCGATAACTGGGTACCGAGCAACACGTCGGTCGATACGCGTGGCGGGTGCGATAATTTCGTTACCGGCCTACCCGGTCCCGTCGAGAGCTTGGAAACGTACACTG